GTCGCCAGGTTATGTGGACTACGTCAAACACCAGCTTCATCTGATTGCAGCCGGTATGGGTGTTACCTACGAAATGCTGACGGGCGATGTTAAGGATGTCAACTTCAGCAGCGCCCGCGTCAATATTCTGGAATTTCGCCGCGCTGCCGAACAGCTGCAATGGCTCACCATCATCCCCAAACTTTGCGCACCCATCTGGGCTGCATTTATTGATGCGGCCCTGCTGGCCGGCAAAGTGCGCAGCGCCGATTACGCAGTCGATTGGGCCACACCCAAATGGGACTATGTGAACCCCGAGCAGGACGTTAAAGCCGACCTGGCTGAAATCTCGGGCGGCCTGTGCACCATCAGTGAAAAACTGCGCCGTCGCGGCTACAAGCCCGAGCTGGTCTTTGCAGAACTCAAAAGCGATTTCGACCGCCTGCGTGCTGACGGCACCCTTGACCTGCTGCTGCAACTGCAGACCGGCCAGGCACCCACCACCAACCCCACAGCCTCCCCATCCAAACCTACCGGAGTTACACCATGACCCTCTCCAAAGGCCAATCCGTTCGCCAGATCGTCCCGATCATCACCGGAACCATCATCGCCAAAAAATTCAACGACGACACCGACCAGTTCGAGTTCTGCGTTGCCTACACCGACGCCGATGGTCACCCCTCTGAGCGCTGGTTCACAGAGTCTGAAATCGAAGCCGATCCCGTGGCAGATCCTGCCGCGCAGTAACCACCCCACACCCACCAGGAGCCCTCACCATGCACCCCATCCGATCCGGCGAACACGCCAATGCCAACGCGCACAGCGCCTCCCTGCTCGGGTTGGGTGCTGCGCTCAATGAGTCCAGCCTCGTCCAGGGCCAATACCACGCCGTGTGCCGTGGCGCCCGTGACGATGTGTATGCCGACTATGTGCCGCTGTTTGACAGGCTGCAAACCCTCAAGCGCGAGCAGGCAGCCTCTATCTTCTCCCGCATGCCCGCTGCGGGCCACATCTTCGTGCGCAGTCGCCTGAGCGAGATCGATCGCCTGCAGGCCCTGTGCGAGAGCATGGAAGAAATCAAGGGTGACCACACCTACCACAACCTGGTCACCGACGTTGGTGCCCGCTACCTGCTGGACAACGGCCTGGCCGGCAGCGCCTACACCGCCGCGTTCTACCTGGGCATCATCAGCTCCACCAGCTACACCGGCGTCAATGCTTCCGACACCATGGCCAGCCACGCCGGCTGGCTTGAGGCCGGCTCTGCCAATACCCCGGTCTACTCCGAAGGCGCCCGCCGCACCGCCGCCTGGTCGGCCGCTGCCACCCGCAGCAAGGCCCTCAGCGCCGGTCTGGTTTTCACCTTCACCGGCTCGGGCACCGTCAAGGGCTCATTCCTCACCACCGTGGCCACCAAAGACGGCACCACAGGCACGCTGTACAGCGCCGGCCTCTTCAGCGGTGGCGACCAGCCCGTGGTCAACACCAACACGCTCACCGTCAGCTACACCGCAAGCCTGTAAGCCGAAGCACGTAACCCACAAGGACCACCACCATGGCACAACAAACCATCGTCATGTCGGCCACCGATGGCCCGACGCTCACCGCTGCAGCCCGCGCAAGCTGCATCCCCACCGCCAACCGCATCGTGCTGCCCAACGCGTTCTTCTACATCGGGCGCGCCATCCAAATCCTGATGAATGGGCGTATCAGCTCCGTCATCACCGCGCCTGGCACCGCCCGTTATGACATCTGCATGGGCTCGGCCGGCACCACCATCGTCTACGACACGCTGGCCATCCCGCTCAACCCCACCGCAGCCCGCACCACCGTGCCGTGGTTCTTTGAATGCTTGCTGGTCTGCCGCGCTGTGGGTGCAGGCACCTCCACCACCTTTTTCCCGCGCGGCCAGTGGACTTCTGAAGACCTGATCGGTGCTGCCGCCCCGGCTGCCGGTGGCAATGGCTCCCTGCTGCTGCCCACCACCGCCCCGGCTGTGGGCGCCGGCATGGACAACACCGCCGCCAGCGCGCTGGACGTGTTCTTCACCCAGACCGTGGCCACCGGCTCGCACACGGTGCACAACTACCAGGTTGACGTGCTCAACTAAAGGCCCCGCCATGGAAGCCTGCCGAATCGGTATCGTCCTGCGCGCGCCTGGCGTGGTGGATGTGGGCGCCCCAATGGCCCACAAGCCGCTGTGCTACGAGATTCTTGCGGATGCCCGCAAGGTCATCGAAGCCTCGCCCGATAGCGTGTTTCACCCCAGCGTGAAGCAAGTCACCATCGTCATGGACATGACAGGCCGGGTGGACGTGGGTGCGCCCCTGCCACCGCGCCAGCTGGCCGTGCGCATGCTGGCCGATGCCAAAGATGTGATCGAGCGCTTCAACGACGACAGCGCCCCCGAAATGCGCCCCTTCGCAGCCGCTGTGATGGGGCAAGGTTGAGACCCCATGCCCATTGCCTTTCCACGCCCCAAAGTCGGCCCCGACTACGCGCCCGACAACGCGCTGCAAGCCTTCACGTCGGGCTTTGACGTCAGCAACCTGGGGATGATTGGCGTCGAGTTTACGCACGACTCCCTCGCGCCTGGCCTGGCTGTAGGTTTCAGCACCGGCCGGGCCCCCAATCTGCGCAACCTGGGCTACCCGTTCACCGCCATTGATGCCGATGTATGGCCCAACCCGGTGCCCGCGCCACTGATGAACGACGGCGCCTATGTGCTGCAGTTCGTCACAGTTGCATCCAACACCGAGATCGTTGGCGTTACCCGCACCAGCACCGGCACTGTGCTGGCATCGTGCTCCATCGACCTGTTTGAAACCGGCAGCGATCTGGTCAAGGCCAGCACTGTATCCGCAGCCGATGGCAGTTTCACCATCAGCAACCCCGGCACCGGGCCGTTCTACCTGGTGGCGTACAAAACCGGATCGCCAGATGTTGCGGGCACCACGGTCAACACCGTGATGCCGACGCCCTATGTGTACTTGCCGCCGTCTGGTGGTGCATCCCTGTATTTTGCTTCGGGTTATGTAGACCCAACCTATTCGGTGTAAATCATGACAATCACTACCCGCACAGCCAAAGGCTCTCAGCTCTCCATTGCGGAAATGGATTCCAACCTTACCGACTTGAATGCGGGCGCGCTGGTTATTGTCCGTAATCCATTTACTCAGAGCGCCAACTACACCATCCCAGGCGGTACAGCTCAGGTAGTCAGCAGCGCCACATCGCAGACGTATAGCACTACGATGACCTTCCCGGCCAACCCCGTACCGGGGCAGGTGTTAATGCTGACCAACCCCACCGCATTCTCAATGGGTGATGTGACGGTGGCGGGGAATGGCAATACGATCATGGGTAGCACTGTGGTCGCAATGCCTCCTGTGTCTTCCTATGCATGGCAGTACAACGCCACTGATGGGTGGGTTCCAACCGTTCGCAACCCCATGTATACCGAAGTGACCTATGGGAATGTAGAAAAGGTTGGTTATGCTCCAAATAATGGAAGCTGGCATTGGACATGGGCCAACACCAGCGCAGACTATTACCTCACGCCGACTGGCCCCTGGATTCAGGCAACTGCATCGGGTCTGCAGGGCGGCGCGAATCAGACCGATACCAAGTTTTATGCACAGAATACTATCGATGTAACCAATAGCAATGTCAACAACGGGCGCTATTCCCAGTCTGGATTCGTTGCAACCATTAACAACAGCAGCATTGCTTTTGGCGGCGGCGCGACAAATGATGCACCTGTCGCGTTCAATCTGGTAGCAACAACACGCAGTATGACAGGGGCCGCTGGCGCTGTTAGCGGGATATCTGGGGCGGGGCTGCATTTGTCTTGGCAAAATGCGCCTTACTACATGGGCGGCGTATCTGGTGGTTTATATGCACAGTTTGACTTGCTTGGAAACTTCCGCACATCCAAAATGTCGTGCGATGAATCCGAGGTACGCAATACCGGCACTGCCAGCTTCACAGTAGCCGACAACGTAAGCACCTGCATTCTGGCTGGATCGGGCACGATCACCCTCACATTCCCTGCAACCCCTGTCAACGGTCAAGACCTGACGATCACGCTGGAGACTGCGTACACGGCAATCACTTTGGCTGGTAACGGCAAGACAATCATCACTGGCGCTGCTCTTGGTGTCAGCGCAGGCAGCTTTGCACGCTACCGCTACCGCACAGCTAATACCACCTGGCACCGGGTCGGCTAATACGCCGGGTAGTCCATGACCGACATTTACCTGTGGTCAACCGCTGTACCCACGGGGGCGGATGTATGGCTGCGTGATCCTACGCAGGCGGATGCGGGGGGCGCCTACACCGCCACTCAATCTGAACCCGCCACCGCCACCGATACCCAAAGTGCCACTGCCGTCAAAGTATCCGCACAGACAGAAAACACCAGCGCTACTGAAGCCAGCACCGCCACCGCCACGCCCGCTGCAGCCCAGGCCGAGAGCGCAACAGCTGCCGAGTCGTCCAGCGCCACCCTGGGCGGCGGCAACTTCAGCGCAAGCCAGGCAGAAGCCACTTCGGCCACCGATGCCCAAAGCACCGTGGCCACCATGGATACAACGCAGGCTGAGACTGCCTCCGCTGCAGACGCCACCAGTGCCAGCGGCACCGCTGCTGCCGCACAAAGCGAAGCAGCCAGCGCCACCGACAGCACCACGGCCACTCTGGGTGGCGGATCGTTCAACGCCATGCAGGCCGAGGGCACCAGCGCAGCCGATAGCCAGAGTACTGTGGCCACCATGGCAGCCAGCCAGGCAGAGGCTGCCACCGCACTGGATGCCAGCACTGCCACCGGCGCTGCAACCGCGGCACAAGCCGAAAGCACCAGTGCCACAGAGTCCAGCACCGGCGTAGTGGGCGGGCTGATCGGCCTGCAGGCTGAGGGCGCCAGCGCATCCGATAGCCAGAGCAGCACCGCCACCATGGCTGCAGCCCAGGCTGAGGCCGCTTCTGCTGCTGAAGTGCAAACGTCTGCACTTGCCGCCCTGGTTAGCCAGGTGGAGAGGGTAGGGGCCACCGATAGCACCAATGCCACCCTGGGCGGTGGCAACTTCAGCGCCAGCCAGGTAGAGAGCGCCAGCGCTGCCGATAGTCAAAGCACCGCCGCCACTAAACAGGCCAGCCTGCAAGAAATTGCCTCTGCTGCCGATGCCGTATCTGCATTTCTCGCAGCCATGGCAGCGCAGGTGGAGATTGCCAGCACATTCGAGGTGCAGTCCGCCGTACTGTACGACCCCAGTGCCTTGGTACCAATACACATCCATTACAAAAACTGGCCTCGCGGCTGGACCATTACCAACCCATCGCGCACCTGGGCCTGCACCAATGTGGACCGCAGCTGGGAACTTGACGGACAAACACTATGACCACCACCAGCACCATCGGCCCCAAAGACACCAGCGAAATCAAGGTGGTTGAATTCAACTTCGACCCCGAGCTGGCCGCCCTGGAAACCATTTCTGGCGCAGCCTGTGCAGTCACCGTTACCGATGGTGTGGATGCCTCGCCATCCAGCCTACTGTCTGGTGCTGCCATCGTCTCCGGGCGCACAGTCACCCAGAAAATTACTGGTGGTATCGCCGGTGTTACCTACCACCTGCGCTGCACGGCAACAGGCAATACCGGCAGCGTGCATGTGGTCGCTGGAAACGTCAAAGTGCTGACTATCTAAATCGTCTCACGCTTTGCTGGAAATGAGACACGCGCCCCGCCACCATACGGCGCATGCCTACACCACAAACCCGATTCCAACCCACCCAAATGCGTGCGGCCTCGGTCGCACCCAGCACCTTCAATAAGGCCGATCGCACGGTTGAGGTCGTCTGGACCACCGGCGCCCGTGTGCGCCGCCGTTCATGGGATGGCTCCTTTGACGAAGAACTTGTGGTGGATGCCGGCGCGATCGACATGACCCGCCTGAACACGGGTGGCGCCCCGGTCCTTAACACCCACAGCAACTATGACCTCAACGACCAGATCGGCGTGGTCGAGCGCGCATGGATCGCCAATGGCGAAGGCCGCGCTGTACTGCGCCTCTCCGAGCGCGATGAAGTAGCCGGCCTGGTGCGTGACATTGAGTCCGGCATTATCAAAAACATCAGCGTTGGCTACAACGTGCGCAAGTACGAAATCATCAGCGCTGCCAATCGCACCGATGGCGTCAATGTGCCCCTGTACCGCGCCGTGGATTGGGAGCCCGCAGAACTCTCGTTCGTCCCCATCCCTGCCGACGCCCAGAGCAGCACCCGCAGCCAGCACACCCGTGGTGCCGACTGCCAGTTTGAAGAAGTTTCCCCGCCCACGGTGGGCATCTCCGCCGCAACCCCCCTAGTCCAAACCCGAAAGGAAGACTCCATGCCTCAAGCAAACGCAGGCGGCGCACCGGCCTCTACCGTGCCCGCCACCCCAGCTACTCCCGCCGCCGCTGTCAGCTCTGCTGCAGCCCCTGCTGCCGATGCTGGCGCCCAACGCGCTACTACGGTAGAGCAGGTCCGCGCCGCTGAAATTCAGCGTGCCGCAGACATTACCGAAATCTGCCAGCGCCATGGCACCCCCGATCTGGCCGCTGGCCTGATCCGTGGCGGCCAGGACGTTCTGGAAAGCCGCAGCGCCATTGCCGCCGAACTGGCCCGCCGCGATGCAGCCCAGGGCGGCGCACGCAATGTGAGCCGCATTGAAACCGTGCGCGACGAAATGCAGGTTCGCTTGGCTGGTATCGAGCAGGCCATCATGCACCGCGTCGCCCCCAAAGTAGTGCTGGACGACAATGGCCGCCAGTACCGTGGCATGAGCCTGCTGGAAATTGGCCGCGACTTTCTGGAAGCCTGCGGCGTCAACACCCGCGGTATGGACCGTCTGCAGCTCGCAGGCAACATGCTCACCTACCGGGGTGCCGGCAGCATGGGCACCAGCGACTTCTCCAGCCTGTTTGCCAACGTAGCCAATAAGCGCCTGCGCAATGCCTACGACGAAAACCCCGGCACCTACGCCATGTGGGCCCGCCGCGCACCCAATGCGCCCGATTTCAAAAACCTCTCGGTTGCTGTGTTGTCTGGCGCACCCGATCTGCTGCAAACCAACGAGCATGGCGAGTTCAAGTATGGCAAGATGACCGATGGCGCAGAGACCTACGCCGTGCTCACCTATGGCCGCATCGTCTCCCTGACCCGCCAGGCCATCATCAACGACGACCTGCGTGCCTTCGAGCGCCTGGTGTCGGCGTTCGGCTTTGCTGCCCGCCGCCTGGAAAACCGCACCGTGTACAGCCAGCTCACTGCCAATGCCAACCTGGCAGACGGTGGCGCCCTGTTCAATGCCACAGCAGTCACCACCGCTGGCGGTCATGCCAACCTGATGACCGGCGCCCCCTCGGCCCTGTCCCTCGCCAGCCTGACCACCGGGCGCACCAGCATGCGCGTGCAAAAGGGCCTGCAGTCCGAAGAACTCAACCTGGCCCCCAGCTACCTCATCGTGCCTGCGGCTCTGGAGCAGTCTGCGTACCAGTTCACCAGCAGCCAGTACGTTCCCGCACAGGCATCCAATGTCAATGAGTTCCGTACCGGTGGCCGCACCGCGCTGGAACCCATTGTCGAGCCAGTGCTCGATTCCAACAGCGCTACCGCCTGGTACCTGGCTGCAGCCAACTCGCAGGTGGATACCGTGGAGTACTGCTACTTGGACGGCGCTGAAGGCCCGGTTATCGAGAGCGATGTTGGCTTTGACACCGATGGCGTCAGCTACAAGTGCCGCCTCGATTTTGCAGCCAAGGCTCTGGACTTCCGCGGTCTGGTCAAGTCTGCCGGCGCCTGATCCACCCCACCCCCTGACCTTTAGGAGAATTTCATGAAGAACTATATCCAGGAGGGTGACACCCTCACCCTCACCCCCGCTGCAGCGGTGGCCTCTGGCGTTGGCTACCTGTTTGGTGCCGGACTGTTTGGCATTGCCAAAAACGATGTCGTTATCAGCACACCGGGTGAATTCCAGTGCGATGGCGTAGTTGAAATCGGCAAGACCAGCGCGCTGGCTATTGCTGTTGGAGACCGCCTGTTTTGGGATCCGGCTGGCAAAGTAGTCAATAAGACCACCACGGCGCAGCAGTGCGTTGGCGTAGCTGTTGCGGCGGCCAGCAACCCCAGCGCTACGGTCTACATGAAGATTGGGCAGTACCTGCCTGTGGCAACCTGATAGCCACCTGAAAGCCGCACAATGGCAGCCGCATTTGCAGCCCTTGAAGACCGCCTGAACCAGGCGGTCTTTTTGCGCCTGGCCAATGCGGTTGCCATTCTGTCTGGCTGGGTGGAGGTCCCCGTCATCTTTGATAAAGCCTACCAAGGTGTCCTGGGTGGCTTGGCCGAGTCCAATGGCCCGCAGGCCAGCGCCTTGAGTGCAGACGTATGCAGCCTTGCGCAGGGCGATCCTGTTGTGATCAATAACACCACTTACAAGGTCACCACTGTGCAGCCCGACGGCACCGGCATCACCCTGCTGGAGCTTGAGCTGGCATGACAGCATTCGACGCCCTCATAGACGGCTTTGTGGCCCAGCTCAGCGCTGCCACAGCCGTCTGCCCCTTTATTGAGACTGATGGCGATGCCGAGCCACTGCCTGCAGGCCGCACCGCCAGCATCCTGGTGCTGCTTGGCAATGCCGAGCCGCAACAACTTGGCGGTATAGCAGGTAACCCGGTCGACTGGGTTACCGAGGTGCAAGTCAAGTGCTACGCCTCAGCCAACGCCACCAGCGCCCGCCCTGCGGCCAATACGCTTGCCGGTGCTGCCTATGCCCGCCTGGCCGCCACCCCATCGCTTGCCATTGCCTCGGGCAGTGGCGTTTTCATTGGTGAGCCGCGCATTGAGTGGGAGACCGACCAGGCCGCCACCCGCATGGCCTGCACCACGCTCACCTACAGCGTCACCCACCGCACCACCAATTTAACCCTGGACTAAACCATGCCACGCTATATCCGCAACACCGTCATCCTGGCCAAGGTAGAAACCACCTCCGGCACCGACGCCGTGCCAACCGGCGCGGCAGACGCCGTGCTGGTCAGCAACATGACCATTACCCCGCTGGACGCCCAGAATGTGAACCGCGACCTGGTGCGCGGCTACTTTGGCGGGTCGGAGCAGCTGGTGGCAACTGCCAGCGTCAAGTGCAGCTTCACCGTCGAACTGGCAGGCTCGGGCACCGCCGCCACCGCCCCCCAGTGGGGAGACCTGCTGCTGGGCTGCGCATTTGCCGAAAGTCTGCTGGCCACCCCCAACCGTGTGGAATACAACCCCATCAGCACTGCGCTCAAGTCCTTGAGCATTTACTACTACGACGACGGTGTGCT